GCGCGTCCTTTTATGCCCAAAGATACCCTGCCAGGCGACTGGGAAGCCGATATTATTGCCCTGTTAGAGCGTAATTTTTCCACCTAAAACGTCCTTCAAATGGAGTCCAAACCCCTGGTTTGAACGTGTCACAAACCAGGGGTTTGGACTCCAAAAAAACCGTTAATATTTTCGCAACAAGCCACAAAACAACCGCAAATCTTGCAAAATAGCTAAAATTCAGTTACTTTAAAAAACGCTTGTAATCCATTGATTAAAAAAAGCAATCGAGATAACAGAAAAGTAATACCTGTGTATGGGTCAAAAACAAAACGCCTTAAATCGAATTGTAGGCGGTTTTAGAGCTATATAAACGCTTTTTTACTGCTTTTTAATTTGTCAATGCTTTTTTATAACAACCCGCTTATTTAGTGTAAAACCGATAAAGCAGTTTATCTGTTTTTCAAGTATTTTTGTGCCTATCATGATGACTGATTTTTAAATCAATCCATCAACCCATGAAAGAAAAAAACCCCCTTACTAATCTCGCTATCGCCGCTTGTGTCATGGAGCTGAATTCGTCTGTTTCGACAGAAATTCAGCTCACCCCGACAGGCGTTTTTAAAGCCCAGGATGGTCGTCCCGATGGACTGGCAGGTTGGTCTATCACTGCCGATTTAGCGCAAAAAATCATTGCCAAAACCGCAGGGCGAAAGAACGCTTTGCCGATTGATTACGAACACCAAACTCTACACGCACAAAACAACGGGCAACCCGCCCCAGCCGCTGGTTGGTTTAAAGACTTGGAATGGCGTGAAGGCGTGGGCTTGTTTGCTGTGAACGTGGAATGGACAGCGGCAGCCAAAGCCGCGATTGATGCTAAAGAATATCGCTACATTTCGCCTGTTCTGCACTTTAATCCGACCACGGGTGAAGTCACCAATATCCTGATGGCGGCGTTAGTCAATTTTCCTGCTCTCGATGGAATGCAAGGTTTAACCGCGCTGGCAACAGCGTTTTTCTCAACTCAACTGGAGAATCCACTCATGGATTTAACTGAATTAATCAAACTGCTAGGGCTAGCTGACGATGCAGACATGGCCGCTATTTTAGAGGCTGTTAAAGAATTACAAGCCACGGCTGCTAAAGCCAGTGGTGAAGTGGAAGCGTTAAAAGTCAAGACACCCGATCCTGCCAAATATGCGCCTGTGGAAGCAATGGCAGCGTTACAAGCGCAACTTGCAAGCCTGACTAGCCAGATTAACGGCGATAAGGTCGGTGCGTTAGTGACGGCTGCATTAAGTGATGGTCGTTTATTGCCTGCGCAAAAAGCCTGGGCAGAAAAACTGGGTAACAGCGATTTAGCTGCACTGTCCAGTTATCTTGACACTGCACAGCCGATTGCCGCATTGAGCGGCACACAAACACGCGGTAATGCGCCAGACGGAAAAGGCAAAACTTTAACCGCCGATGAATTGGCTGTGTGTAAAAACATTGGCATTACTGAGGCTCAATATTTATCAACTAACGTAGTTCAATAGCTTTAGCTATTGACGATACGATAACAAAAAAGCTAAAGCTTTTTTACTCCAAAGTGAGGATTTATGACCGCATTAACCGCAAGTAGAAACACGCCATCGCGTGATGCAGAAACGTTTGAATTTCCCGTGGCTGCCAGTACCAAGATTTATCAAGGCTCACTGGTTTGTATTAATGCCTCCAGTTTAGCCGTACCTGGTTCGGCAGCGACTACGCAAAAATGTGTTGGACGCGCTGAACACGAAGCCGATAACGCAGCAGGTATTGCCAGCGCGATAACGGTCAAGACTAGACGCGGCTGTTTTCAGTTTGCCAATTCAGCCTCAACAGATGCGATTGCTTTAAAAGACATTGGCGCGAGTTGTTATATTGTTGATGATCAGACGGTTGCCAAGACAGACGGAACGGGTACGCGATCTGTTGCGGGCTTTATTCGTGATGTTGATACTAACGGCGTTTGGGTAGAAATTTAACGGAGTCTAATTTACTCCAACAGGAATCATTATGTTAATTAACGGTGCAAATTTAAGAACGTTACAACAGGGTTTTAATACGCTGTTTAACAATGCGTTTACCGAAGCGGTCAGTGATTTTGAAAAGGTCGCAATGACGGTCAATTCAACCCATTCCAGCGAGAATTATGGCTGGATGAGTAAAACCACTCAGTTTCGTGAATGGTTGGGTGATCGGGTTATTCAAAACCTGAGTGCGTCAGATTACAACATCAAAAACCGTGCGTTTGAAAATACCGTCGGTGTCGATCGTGATGATATTGAAGATGATAGCTATGGCGTGTATTCGCCTTTGTTTCAACAACTGGGACAAGATGCAAAAGCGCATCCTGATACCTTGATTTTTGATTTACTGAAAAACGGTTTTACTAATACCTGTTTTGATGGTCAGTATTTCTTTGATACCGATCATCCTGTCGGTTCGACTACGGTATCGAATCACGGCGGTGGTAGTAGTACGCAGTGGTATTTGCTGGATGTGTCAAAAGCTATTCGTCCGTTTATCTTTCAAAAACGGCGTGACTATCAATTTGTGGTTATGGATCAGTTCAATGATGAACAGGTGTTTAGTCAAAAACTGTATCGCTATGGGACGGATGCTCGTGTTAATGCGGGCTATGGCTTATGGCAAATGGCGTATGGATCTAAGCAAACGCTGGATGAAACTAACTATTCCGCTGCGCGTGAAGCAATGGCAAGTTTTAAAGGTGAAAATGGCAAGCCGCTGAATATTCGTGGCACATTGTTAGTCGTACCGCCTTCCTTAGAAGGTGCGGCGTTGAAGTTATTGAATGCTGAAATGGTGGGCAATAACACTAACGTTTATCGCGGTACAGCAGCATTGTTAGTTACGCCTTGGGTGCTGTAGTCATGATTATTATTAGTGCAAAACAAAAACAAGGTTTCTGGCGTTGCGGCATATTTCATCCGTTTGAATCCACGCAGTATGAAGATGGTGCGTTTACCAATGAGCAGTTAGATGTACTAGAGGCTGAGCCGATGTTAAGTGTTACACAGGTTGCTGAGCCAGAACCAGAGGCTAAAAAGCCTAAGGCTGAAAAATAATTACTCGCTCCAACGCAGGAGTGTTGGAGCGATTATAACGAGGGTTTTTATGATGGATTACGCGATTTTTGGGCAATACATTGATCGAGGATTGAACAAAGCACTGATCGGTATTCGTTTAGTTGAGAAAAAAACGATTCGGGTAAGGGTTTCTGAATGGCTGAGGCAAGCATATATTCGCTGGAGATCATAAAGCATTCTTTTAGTTTGCTGGGGTCTTGGTGTGTTTGTATGACTGCGGAAAAAAAAGAGGTCATTACTTGTTGTTGAACCTCTAAGTCGCTTAGGCGTTCCTGGAAATTTTGGTTTATTTGATTTTGTTGATTTGTCATGAGGGCTACCTGTTATTTTTTTGTTGTGAGAATTCAAATAATAACATGGTGATCATCGGGTTTAGAGGCGATATGAGCTACTGCACGAAACAAGACTTGCTGGATAGACGGTGGGATAAAGAGCTTATTCAGCTTACCGATAAAGTGACCCCAAGAGCGGGGATAATTGACGAGGTGGCATTGCAGCAGGCGATTGATGATGCGACTGAAACCATTAACAGTTATATCGCAAAGTATTTGCCGTTACCTGCTGATTATACTGGCTTGGTGCGCATTGCCTGTGATTTAACCCGCTATTTTCTGTATGACAATAAAACCACAGATCAGGTACAGAGTCGTTATGACGCGGCGATACGGTTTTTAGAGAAAGTCGCTAATGGCAGTATCGCCTTGATACAGGACAGTAACAGTACCGCGATTGCTCAGCCTGTCACTATTGAGATGACTGCCAGCCCTAGAGTATTTAATCGATGAATCTTGAATTGTGGAAAGACCGCTTGATTGCACAATGTCCGCTATTGTTAGAACAGGTTTATTTAGCGGTAGAGCTGGCTAGCACAGAGCCTGATTCCATAACGCCACCGTGCGCCTTCATTGTGCCGTTATCAGAAAAAACCACTGATAGTCGAGGCACACTGCAAAACGCAGTTCATGTTATTGCTGTGGTGACTGTGGTTAAAAATGTCTCTGATAGCCGAGGCGAACAGGCGTACCTAGAATTAAAAGCCATACGCGATAGCGTGAAACACTCCTTGATTCGTTGGCATCCTGAAAAACAAGCAGGCTTAGTGAGGCACTTAGACGCAATGCCAAATTATTTTAATGATTTGATTGTGTCCTGGATAGATAGATTTGAATGTGACTTTTCCGATAGGTATGACCAATGAACGATGATAAACGAATCAATGTGCTGCTGCTTAAGCCGCACAGACACCTGGGGGTGTCGTATATTGAGGGTGATGTAATTAATGTCACTGTCGAACAAAAAGACTGGCTGCTGAGTCATGGGGTTGCCATGGTTCAGCCTACCGAAACCAAACAGGATAAAAAATCATGAGCGCGTTACGTTTAAAGGCTTTTGCCTATTTTAATCAAAAATTGGCTGACAATACTTACCAGGGCATACGTCCTGTGGTGGGTTCTACGCAGTTTGAGTTTAAGCAAAGCAACAAGATCGATAAGCTGATCAGCAAAGGGCGTGATGATTTCGGTACAGTGCGGGCAGCGATTCCTAACCGTGACCCTACCGAGTTTACCTGGAAGCGTGATGAAGCCGATGAAGAGACGCTGACGATGGCAACCATGGGAACGTCTGTGCCGATGTCGGTGATTGCAGGTACCTTGACGGCTGATGCGATTGTTGCCAAAAAAGGCTTTTATGTGCCGATTGGCGGGGCTAGTCCTGTAATGAAGATTACGGCGGGTTCTGTGGTGGTGACTAACACGGGCGCGACGGTGACTTACGTTGAAGGCACGGATTACAGTATTGACTATCATCTGGGCTTTTTTATGGCGGCTGTGGGTGGTGCGATTACTGCGGATCAGGCGTTAAAGATTACCTGTGCGCATGGGGCTATGGAGGGTTTTACCATCAATACCGAGGTGAACAGTTCTTTCCGTGGTGCGTTAATTCTGCATGGTATCAATATGGCGGATGACAGCAGGGTGCTGGTCAAGATTCCTGAAGTGTTGATTGTGTCGGATTCGCCGATTGATTTCTTGACCGATAAATGGGTGGAGTTTCAGTTTTCGGGCAGTTGTATCAAGCTGGCGAATGAAACCTCGCCTTATTACATCAGCAATTACCGTTAAGTAACAATGACTGCCAGTCCTTGAAGGACTGGCAGTCATACACCTGGATTTAACTATGCGTGGACAGTTAACAGTGAGCAATACGATTGTCCGCGAAATACGCCCGATGGATGTTATTCGTACCTGTGAACGCTTGCTGTTTGATTTTAAAGAGGGTGACAGCATTACCGATGAGCAATGGAGCAAGGCGTTGTTTACTGGCTCTGATTTGATTGAAGGCGAGATTAACGATGCCGTGAACTCCGCGTTCGCCTTTGTTAATCGGGCGTATTCGGGTAGTGACTTTACCCTCCCTGAGTCAGAGCCTAAAAAAGCCCTGCGTTATCGGCAGGTAAAAAAACTGCACAGTGCCTTAATGACGGAATGTGCGGTGTTGATTTCCTATAATTATCAGGATTGCTGGACATTCGGCTGGGGGTTTTTTGCGGCTGTGCAGTCGTTGTATCGGGAAAAATAAGAGGTCTGTGTGGCTAGTCAAAATGAACTAAAAATTAAACTAACGCTGTTAGCGGATGGTTTAAAACAGGCGTTAGGCGATGCCAAGCAAGGCATTGATAATTTTAAAGCCGCAGCCAGTTCAGGTGGTAAATCTGACTTTACTGATGCACTTAAAGAAAAAGTCAAACAGGCAGAAGAAGAGCTAAAAAAAGCCAAAGAGGAGCTGGATAGACTCAAGACCGCACTCAATGGTAAATCAGGTCCATTAGCTGATAGCATCACCCAAGAGATTGGTAAAGCCGAAGCCAAGATACGGCAAACCGAAGCCGAACTCGATAAACTCAAAGCCAAGTTAAACAGTTCATCTGGAAACGGTCTTGCTAACAGTGCCAAGACTGGTCTGGATGATGTAGGCAAAAGCGCTGGCGGTTTGCGTGGCACGTTAGATAAAACCTTTGGTGGCATACAAGGCATGATTGTCGGCGCGTTTGCTATCGGCAGTATTGTTGCTTTTACCAACAAGCTGATTGACTCCGTTAAACAAACCCAGGATTTACGCATTCGCTTGTCAGGTTTAACGACTTCTGCACAGGATTATGCGGCTTCCGAAGCTTATCTAATTGATTTATCCCAACGTCATCATAAATCCGTTCAAGACCTCACTGGCTCTTATTCTGCGTTTTTAACGCTGGAACGTAGCGGCATTATTACCCGTCAACAATCCATGCAGTTGCTGGAGGGCTTTAGTGATTTAGCCTCCAGGACAGGCGCGTCGGCTATGCAAATGTCTCAGTCCATTTATGGGTTGAGTCAGGCATTGGGTACTGGCGTAGTCAATATGCAGGATTTTAAGCAGATTGTTGAGCCTATGCCTGGTCTTGCAAACGAGATTGCTAAATCCTTTGGCTTGACTGTTGGCGGACTGCGTGAGCTGATCGCGACAGGCACATTAACCAGTGATGAGTTTGGCAGGAAAGTTCCTGAGGCTCTTAAAGCCTACGAGGGTGCAGCAGCGCGGTCTGCGGGTACTTTATCAGCAAGCTATGCAGACATTGGCAATTCGTTTACGGACTTAGCTAAAGCACTGGAAAAGCCCTTGTCAAACGGTGTGTTAACCGTATTGAGTGGTATTAGTACGGCTTATAGCGTGTTGAAAGAAAACGGCGGTGCGGTCGTTAATGTCTTAACGGGCATTGCGGTGGTGATGGCGGGTAAAGCCGTTAGTGGTGTAGTGGCTTATGCAGGGTCTGTTGTTAATGCAATCGTTGTTGAAAAAGCGCATACAGCGGCAATTATTGAGAACGAGCGACGTACTGTATCCGCTATCGCAACAAAAGTGCTGGCGGCAGAAGTAAAAGCGGCTGAGCGCAAAATTACCGCTGATTTAGCCGTTGCTGAGTTACTGGCGGCTAATGCGACACTGGAATTGGCAGTGGCGAATGAGTTGGCATCGGGTTCTGCGGCAATGCTGGTAGATGCCCAGATAGCGCAAACTGCGGCTGTGGCTAAAGCGACGGCTGCCACTGGCTCACAGGCGGCTGCGGATACCTTTTTAGGCACTCAAAAAGCCCGATTGACTGAGGCGACTCTGGCATTAACAGTGGCTACCAATGCCAGTGGTGTTGCAATGACACGTCTTGCCAGTGCTGCCAAGTCGGCAATGGCTATGGTGGGTGGTCCTGTTGGTGTGGCTGTGATTGCCTTGTATGGTTTGTATGAGATTTTAAATACAGTCACTGATGCTGAGGGAAGAGCCGAGCAGAAAGCCAATGCTTACAATGAAGCTTTAAAGAAAATCAATGACAGTGTGCAAAAACTCAACGCTGAGGGCGTGCAGTTAGAAACCAAAGACGCACAAAGCCAGGCGGATGAACTCAAAGCCAAGATTGCCAAACTGGAAGAATTTAAGTTCGATAATATCAGGGATTTTTGGGGCAATGCCGATAAACGGCAGGTCTTGCTGGATGATTTAAAGCTGACCGAAGACAAACTAAAAGCCTTGAATCAACAAGACCTGGAGTTGATTAAAAACTTTGATGCGACAAAGCTGGATAGCAATGGCAAGTTAAAAAGTGAACTGGACAGCACACAAGCTGCCTTGCGTACCTTATCTGATGAAGCGGGTAATCTGAATAAAAAGCTGCATGAGCAAGGTAAGTTATCGTTTTATGAGCAAAAACAGCTAGACGACGATAATCTGAGAATCAATGCCTTTGAAGCCAAAGAGTCAGCGATTCAAAAGCAGATAGAAGTGACCAGCGGCAATACGCAGGAGGTCATTAACAAGAAAAAACGCGCTGCGAGTAAAGAATCAGTCAAGGGCGTTTTAGATGATTTAAAAGAAGTCAGCAAAGCCGAAGATGAACAAGCCGCACGGCGTAATGAGTTGGCACAATCGTCGTTAGCCTCTCGTAAAGCGGAAATAGAACTATCGACACTTGGCACGCTGGAAAAAGAGCTATTGATTGCCCAGGCGACTAAAGCCTCCAATGATGCACAGTTGCTGATTATTGCCCATACGGGTGCTGAAAAGCTGCGTATTACGCAGGAAACATTTGCTGCTGAAATGGAGGCTAAAAAAAGCAGTGCCTACATAACGGCTGCCTTAGATGAGCAATCGCTACAAGCCAAGCTGGGCATTTATCGGGACATGGAAAAGTCCTATTCTGCAACCGTTTCCCGTTTGGTGCAGGAAGAAGTCAGGCTGGTTAATGAGTCCAAGACGCTGTCTGATGCGCGTAAAGGCATAGAACAGTCTTATGCGGACTTTAAGCTCCAATTACATCAATTAGAACTGACAGATCGCCAGAAAACAGAGGAAGATTTAACGCGATTAAGAAAACTCTCCTCAGACCAAAAGAAAGCATTTGCCGCTGGTGATTTTAAAACCGCTGAAGAACTGGATTTGAAAATACTGGAGTTGGGTAAGAGCCTGGCATTGTCTGATAAGAAGAATGCTGAGGATGCCAAAAAACACGGTAAACAGTATTTTGATAGCGTTGATGAGATTGTCCGCATTACCGATACAGCCCAAGCCAACATTCTAAAAACCAATAGTGCAGCGCAAGGCGTGACCCAGCAACGCTTAGCCGATACCAAAGCGGGGGCAGAAGATGCTAAGAATCAATTGCAAGGTGTGCAAACGCAAATAGCCGCTATCACTAAAGAGCTTGAATCCAAGAAATTCATGCTGATTATGAATGCGGATAGCAAGGCAGTGGATGAGGCTATCGCACGGATCAGCAAGCCCACGTCATCCACACACACGATTACTGTGCAGACGGTTAACAATGCCGAAGCCCATGCGGCTGGCGGGTTAATCAAGGGTAAAGGCACGGGAACATCGGATGAAATCCCCGCGTTATTAAGCAATGGCGAGTATGTGATTCCTGCGGCTATTGTGGCTAAAAACGGCGTGGCAGCCTTTGATGCAATACGAGACGGGCAGCCTGTCCAGAAGTTTGCTGAGGGCGGTTTGGTGGGTGATGACAAGCTTAAAAAGAAAGTTGATGAACTGAAAAAGCAGGCGTATGAACAGGCGGTAGCGGTGTTTAACGATCCTCGCAATCAAATAGTGTGGCGTATGGATGGTTCTACCTCAGGTTCGTCTGATGTGAATTCCAGGGAACTGCGGTTTGAGTCTCACGTTGGTGATTATTTGCGGAAGAACGGCTTGCCTATGGAATGGCGGGATATGTACTTAAAAGGCATGAAAGCCAGCCAGGTATTGAGAACCCAAAGCGCGTCATTTGAAGAAAAAGCCAGGGCACAAATCGATATTGAAAATCAGTTTATACCTGCAACTGCACAGGCTACGACTGCGCCACTAACAGCACAGGCTCCTGTTATGCCCGCGTCTGTCTCGCCTCCTGCGGTTTCTATGCCAACGGTTACGCCGCCCTCATTTTCGCCTACTGCTGCGCGGTCGGGTGTGGCTGCGGGTAAGGTGTCTACGATTAAGTTTGAGCGTCCTGACGGCAAGGCGACAACAGGACAATCGACTGATCCTGATTTTGCCAAGTTCTTTGAAAACCTGAACACGATTAGTGGAGTCACCAAGGTATGAACCCGTTATTAAAATTAGTGATTATTATCCTGGCGGTATTGGGTTTTTTTGTCGCGATGGCGTGGTTTTTTATGGATACGATGGAAAGAAAGTTGAGACAGTTTTTTGGGGCTAACCGTGGAGTCAAAAAGCTTTAGCTTTTTATGTGTCAAAAATAGCTAAAGCTATTTGACTCCTGACTATATTGAGAATTGATTATGTTGATAGCAAAGGATAGTTTGTACCGCCGTCGTGAGGGGATTTTTACACAGGCGGTTTATCAGGTGGTGACGGTTGATGATTATACGGTGGGCTACACAGTTCACGGTAATCAGGAGCCTGTCTTTCCAATGCCCCTACAGGAATTCGCCGAGACGTTTATTGCCTTGACGGCAGATGAAGTGCTAAAGGAAACGGGGGGGATTTTTTAATGGCTTTAACGCTGGATGGCATTGCTATCAACTACGATTTTGTCTGGGTGGATGAGTTTGATTTTACGCCAGTTCAGCAATCTGAAACCCGTACCTTGACAGGTGCGCTGGTGTTTGAGACGGGCGTTAAGCTAAAGGGTAGACCGATTACGCTGGGCGAGGGTGATAAAGCCGCGCGTGCCTTGAAATCAACGGTGGATGCTTTGTATGCCTTGTTGGTGCAAAACAAGGTGATGACACTGGTGTTACCCGATGCCCGCACTTTTCAGACGCGCTTTAAGCATGATGACGGTAAGCCGATTGAAGCGAAGCCGCATACTTATTTTAATGTGATGGATGATAACGATTACTACACCTTAACCCTGAAATTAATCGAGGTCTAGGAGTCTAAACCCCAGGTTTTTGACTTTTTAAACGCACAAACCTGGGGTTTGGACTCCAATAAAAGAGAATGCTATGCCAATTTTAACAAACGATTTAATGCTATTAAAATCCGCGATCATGAGTGACGCGCCTGAATCGGGCGGTGGCATGACTGAGAATGTCATTGTTGACGGTCAGTCGAATAATATCTTTGATGATATTTCGACGCTGGCTCGCACGAATGGCACGCTGATGGCGAGGAAGTTTTTTGCCAAGGTGCAAACGCAAAACACAGACAGGTTGTATGGCCCGCATGTGATTATCAGTAAACTGCCCAAAGATAAGAAGCTGGGTGTTAATTTGTTTAATACCGCTGATCATTTTGATGTGCGTACCGATGCTATTTCGCGGGTCGAGAATTATAAAGGCGAAGGCGCGAAGTATCTCGGATTTTTATATGGCACACAGTATAAAGGCTCGAAAACCCTGAATATCTTTCAAAATCCTGCAACCCAGGCACCTGCGTCGGGTGAGGTGTTGGAGTTGGTGGCGTTGGATAAGTCGCAATATGTGCGTTGTGTGGCGGTTAGCGAGATTACGCAAACTTTTACGGATACCAGTGGCGTTTTTACGCGCAAAGTTATTGCTATCGAGTTATCTACTGCTTTGAAATTTGATTTTTTTGGGGCGGATATGAGTCGTTTTGACAGTATCGCCATTGCTACCCAGATTTATAAGACGACGGTAGCCAATGCGGCGCAGTATTTTTCTGCCCGACCTTTGAAAAATGCGGCTGAAATTGGTGATTTTAGTGTCACGGTGGATTCGATTTACAGTCAGTTAATTCCGTCATCACAGTCGCAAGTGCCACTGCTGGATTTAAATGCGGGCAGTAATTGCAATCCGTTAATCAGTTCAGCGTCGGGGGCGATATCGTTTGTGACCAGTGCGGCTTTTTCAGCGTCTGTACATTTGTATTTGGGGCGGGCGTGTTATCCAGGAACACTGAGTATTGCATACAGCGGCGGTGTGATTACCGACAATGCAGGCAATGTACAGATTGGTAGCACGACCATTGGCACGATTGATTATGCAGCGGGTATGGTAGTTTTTGCCAGTACCGCCCCGTCTATCGGTGGTGGTAAAACCGTGAGTTTTATTCCTGCTACCGCGCCTATCGTGTTGGCAGATACAGATTCAATCGCTGTCACGGAGAACTCGCGCTCGTTTGTGTATGTGCTGAATATCAATCCACCACCACAGCCTAACGCGCTGTCGGTGTCGTATATGGCACAAGGTAACTGGTATGAATTACGCGATAACGGCGCGGGTGGTTTATTGGGTACATTGATAGGTATAGGGTCGGGTTCAGTGGATTATGCCACGGGTTCGGTGTCTGTCACGCTGGCGGATTTGCCTGACGTGGGCAGTGAGATTATTTTTGCCTGGGGAAAAAAAGCGGATTATACCTATCACAACGGCAATACGCTGGAGACGGTGATCAGTAAGCAATTACAGCATGGTGGAATAGATACCGCGACTTTTAGTATCACCTGGAATGATGGCACAAATCGAACAATCGTTTGTAGTGCAGCGGGCGTGTTGTCAGGTGATGGCACGGGATCATTAACCGCCACCACGGGTGCAGTCAGTTTTAGCCCTGCTTTATTACCCCCTAAAGAGACGGTCTTTACCTTTCACTATAGCCATATTGCTGTTGACGTGATTAATCCTGTTGTAATCGAGGGAATCAGTGCGTTTAATATGACGGGCGAGTCGGTTGAGTTAAATTTAGGTGTGGCAATTATCCCTGGGTCGCTGGTTGTGGAGTGGGCAGTGCCCTGGGGTTCAACACTGCCCAATAATGTATTAGCAGGCGATTATGCTAATTTTCCGACAGTGGCCAACGGTGTACTGCAACAGGCGGACAGGGATAATGCAGCGGGGAGTTTTGCAACTGGCAGGGAGTCAGCTATTGATTATGCAACGGGTATTGTGACGTTTAAGTGGTCTGTAAACATTCCTTTAAAGTTTCCTTTATTCAGTAAGATTACTAAATCTAATGGTAATTTGTCTGCCTCCGTGGTTACAGCACTGTTTCGTGGCTATTTGGGTGGTTCGGCTGACTTACAGCCTCCAACCGTCTTTACCGTGCGTTATCGCGTGCCAGGTGTTCCGCCTGCTCTGATCCTTGAATCGGAGACCGCCACATTATCCTCTATCACTCTTAAATTAGTGCCGAATACCAATGACGCGCTAGTACAGTCCAGCGTGTCATTTTCATTCGCGGGTAAAAATTTTATCGATAGATTGGGGCAGCTTTATTACGATATTGATTATTCGACAGGTGCAGGCATTTTTGGCGGTACGATTGATTATGCAACATCAAATTGTGCCTTATCGAATTGGGCAGTCGGTAGCAGTAATACGGGGACATTGTGGGCTTCTCTCAGTACCGCTAATTTCGCGCCTGTCGATACCGTGGCTTTTCGTACCGCCTCTGCTCCAATCAAGCCTGCCTCTTTTTCCATTCGTGCCGTGCCTTTAACGGGCGGGCAAATTACTGCCACGGCTAATGAAGGCGGGGTTATTTCGACTAACGACATGATCGGGCAGATTGATAACAACACAGGCGTGGTCAAAATTAAATTTGGTCACTGGGTCACAGCCGCTGGCAATGAAGCACAGCCCTGGTTTAATCCTGAAAATATTGTCAGTGGGCAGATTTTTCAGCCTAAACCCGTGTTAGCTTCTTCGATTGTTTATAACGCGGTTTCTTACACTTATCTGCCGTTATCGCCTGATGTATTGGGCATTGATCCTGTGCGTTTGCCGATTGATGGACGGGTACCGATTTATCATAAGGGTGATATTTTAGTGGTGTTAAATGATCAAACCACGGTCGGCACATTTACCAGTAATGGCACCACGGATTTAGGACGTATCCGTTTAGCTAAAGTAGTAGTTAAAGATTTGGGTGGCTCGTTATTAGCAGCTAATAAATGGACGGCTAATCTCGATACAGGGGTCATAACATGGGGCGATTTATCAGGCATATCGCAACCGTTAAAAATTATCGACCGCATTGAAGATATGGCGGTACTGACGGATGTGCAGATCACGGGTAAGTTATCGCTATCCATGCCTGTTACCCACCATTTTAATGCCGTTGATACGCTGGTTGCTAATGCAGTGGTGTTGGGGGATAAGTATGCCCGCGCGTCTGTGCCGTTCGATCAGCAAACCTGGACGAATGTGTGGAGTGATCTGTTAATCGGTAACAGTACGACCGCACAATATAACGCGAATCTTTACCCGATTACCCTGCTTAATAGCGGCGCGATACAGGAACGGTGGGCGTTAATCTTTACCACGTCTACGCTGTTTAATGTCATTGGCGAACACGTCGGTCAGATTTTAACAGCGGCATCGATAGGGGCGGATTGCACGCCGATGAACCCTGCCACTAATGATCCTTACTTTACGCTTGAAAACCTGGGCTTTGGTGCGGGTTGGAGTGCGGGGAATGTTCTACGCTTTAATACTTATTCAGCCGCTTCACCTTTATGGGCATTGCTGTCTGTTGGACAGGGTGCGCCTACTGATCCCGATTACGGCTTTTGTGTCGAGTTTCGCGGTGATGTTGATGTGCCGTAAATTATCAAACCAGGGGTTTGTGCTTCATTTATTACAGGATTTTCAATGCGATTAATACTTTCAACGGATGTACGCAATGACCGTGCAGCAGTTATTAAAAACAGGCTGGATGCGGGCGGTGTAGCAGGCAGGCTCGAATTACGCACAGCAGCTCACTTGTTATTGGCTACCTGTGCTTTGTCTTATCCCTGTGCAACGGTTAGCGCAGGCGTTTTAACATTTGAGGCGATCGCTGACGATCTGGCTACAGACAATGATGGAACTATCGATTATGGCGATTTTTTAGACAGCAACGGCACAATAATTATGCACTGTGGTGCGGGGTTGGCAGCCAGTGACGAGGTGATTAAGCTGCCCAGTTTATCGGTAGTGGCGGGCGGTAAAGTCATCGTGTTATCTGCCGCTTTTATCGAAAGTAATGAATAATCAAAGGTAATTTTATGGCAATGCAATTTTTTATTAATGAAACAATTCCCTCTAGCTGGGATGTACTTATAACGTTTGCATGGAATATAAAGGAGAAATTAAAGCTGGCTGGCTGGACGGTTGTTAATTCGTCCAACGGCGGATCAGTTAGCAATAGTGATGTCTTCCCTGCCGCGTACAACGGCACATTTAATTTCTGGATTTTGCTGGAGTCACCCGCAGGCATTATCACGGGCGGCACGGGTAAAGTCTGGCTGTCAATCATCGTTAATACGCTGACGCTATCAATTGAATTGCATCACACGCTGCCGACAGATGCAACTTATGCAATACCGCCCACCTCACTCGCTAAATTAGTGTCAGGTAATTTCAGTTATACGTTGCTGGTCTCGGCATCCTATAAGTTTCAGATGGTGATATGGAGCAATGGCACATTCTGGGCGGGGTTGGCGAAATTCGGGGCAGACTATCTGGAGGCATTTGTCTCTGTGTATCCAGTTTCTGACATTAATTATAGCTACCCGTTTGCTATCGCAATAAAAGCTGTTTATCAAAATACCAGGTGGAGTGAGTCTGTACTGGATAATGCAGCGGGCTGGAATTTTGACGGTGCGGTATCTTCAACGGGTTTTAGAACAATGTTAATGCAGGGTGCGTCTGGTGTAGTTGGTTATAATTTACCCGCGACGGGTGATCTGGCGAATAAGCATTTGGATAGCAAAGTTTATTTGTACAATGGTCATACAGGCAGTGTGGGGGTGATCGGCAAGATCGGCGCGGAAGGGTATGATTTTGGCATAACGGGTTGTACATCTGTCGTTAATAGTTCTGTGGATGCCAATATACCCAAACGTTGTTTGTATGGCGGTGTGTGGCTGCCCACTAATGCGGTGATAACAGCATGAACGTGGTTGATGTGCAGGATATTGAGCCGCCATTTCGCAGTGAGACGATTCGCGGCTTGCTGCTAATAGTGTTTGAGTTTAAAGGCATTGGTGTTGTTGTTGAGCAATGAGTATTGTCGATGTTGTTGATGTTGATCTGCCACTTAGAAGCGAGGCGATTCGCGGCTTAAAAATCCAGGCTGTCGAATGGCATTTTGAGCACGACGCACCTGTTGTCATTACCGATTATTTTGCAACCATAGCAGCAACCCTGGGTGACATCACAGGTGCGGTTATCGCGGAGTTTGTCAGCACTGACTCTATAGCCGTTATCTATGCCAGACTGGGTGATGTCACAGGTAGTGTTATTGCTGAATTTGTTCTGCCTGACTCTATAGCCGTTATCCATGCCAGACTGGGTGATGTCACAGGCGCGGTACAGCTATCGATAGTCAATAATCTGTTAACTATTGCAGGCACGCTGGGCGGTATAACGGGTAGCGTCTCCGCAAAATACGATATTAATGTGCATCGTGTTACCGCCAGTCAGTGTGGCTGCGTCATGCAGGATGCACGCGATTTAAGCACAGCTATCCTGGCTGATGCTGTCAAAACCACCGCGATTATCCAGTCTATAAACAGCGCGTTTATGTCTGCTATGCCTGTATCCGCTTCACTAACTGCACAGCCAGGCATGACGGCATTGATCTATACAAATGCGATGCTGGTGAGTGGTGATGGCAGAGCAATAATGAATAATTACCAGGCGGTTATTGATGTACTTGACTGGCTAACCCAGTCCATTCTTGCTGTTAATGGTGATGCACTCGCTATCAGTAAAAACTGGCTGTCAGTACAGGATGTGCTTAAATTTCTGTTAAGCGACGCGGCTATTGAGTCGGGAGACTGTTATCAACGACACTATCTGGCATTGTGGCGTAAGCGTAAGGCTATTATTCGCGGCACGGTTATCAAGTGCATGGACATTGGTTTTATTGAGGATGATGATCTGCCGTTTGTGCGGGTTATCACGCCAGAAAATACCGCGCTGGATTTTATCGGTGCTATCGGTGCGGGGGTATTTTCTACTGTTGCCTTGTCATCACCATCACAGAGCCAGTTATTTCGCCGTAAATTATGCGCCTTGTTACAAAATGCTGGTTATCCAGCGTTGTCATTCCACTTCGTGAGGTCTATACCGTGCAGCATTCCATTTCTGTGCTTAATCAGGCGGGCATAGCCATACCGCTCAGTAAAATCAGTTTGTCGTTAGATGTCGATAGTTATGCCTGGCAGTTTAGCGGTGTGTTAGCGGATAAAGCCGCGTTATCCGATGTCAATATGACAGACAATAGCCCTGAACAACTGACTATCACGATCAATGGCTCTGTCTGGGTGATGCTGGTGGAATCGGTTGAGCAATCGCGCTCGTTTGGCAGTACCAATATCACGCTGAAAGGACGTAGCTTATCGGCTTTGCTGGGTAGTCCTTATCAGATTCAAGGCAGTTATACGGGGGGTAGTGATTTAACCGTTCAGCAAATCGCTAACGCGCTGATTCCATTCGACTGGACGATTGACTGGCAATCGCCAACCTGGTTAGTGCCTGCCAATGCCTACAGTCATACCCAACAAACCCCATTGCAGGCACTGGCGAGTATTGCAGGCTTTATCGGTGCCTCACTGATCCCCTCACGGTTTGAAAAGGTGATTAAGATACAGCCGCGTTATCCTGTGTTGCCCTGGAATTTCAATGCAGCGGGCATAACGCCTGATTTAATCATCCCCGAATCCGCGATTATCACCGTTAATACCCAATCCAGAACGCAATCACCGATTAGCGGCGTGTATGTGCATGGCGGGGCTGTTGGTGGCGTTCTGGCATGGTGTAGACTCAATGGCACAGCGGGTGATGTGTTGGCATCCACCAATTCAAACTGCCTTATCACGGATGCAACCGCCTGTCGGTTATTGGGTGAAAGGATTTTGGCAGGTGTAGCAACACAGCCGACGATCAGCAGCTTCACCCTGCCATTAGGCGGTGATTTTGTCCTGGCAGAAGTTGGGCAATTGGTCCAGGTCATGGGTGAACGTGGCATTATTAACGGGGTATCGATTAGCGTGGATTTTGGCAAAGTGTCGCAAACTATCACCATCGGTGAAAACACCAGCAATGCCTATTCTAAACTAACTGCCTTACTGCCCCATTACCCGCTGTTAGTCGGTAATCTTGTCACAACCTATAGCGATATGGCGATTCTGACCTTGTTGGGTGGAGGTGTGATTACGGCGCGTGGTGTTGGTGTGATTGGGGAAAATTACTATGTCAGGAATGGCTTGATTGAATCGTCTGCACCGAATTTAACAGCGGTTGAGATTGTGGTTTGATTGACTGCCAAGATTGCATTAAGCGTCATGACTCAAAAGATACGCTATTCTATTGCGACCCGCCATACTTCGGTAATAGATTAAGAACTGCTATATAAATATGCGCTGAAGAAAACTGGATAAATAAAAATGCAAGCTAATTAATATCGAATCGATACTAAGGTAAGCTAATTTAATTACGAAAGTAAGCTGATTTAATAAAAAAACAGCCAAAAATAGCTAAAAAAAGGTAAGTCAATTACATAATCTATTAGGCATGGATGCCAGAATCCATTGTCAGGGATGGTAACTGCATGATTATAAGTAACAATATCTTCACGCGGCTACACATCCTTGTGACTGGATTCCAGCATCCATGCTGGAATGACGGCGTTTTTTAGCTGAATGGTGAATACTTTTACACTACAGGTCTCTATTGCTTGGCTAAATAAGCTGTGGCTTCATAATGTTTAGGCAGGCGACTCAACACGGCACTATAGTTTTGTTTTGCCGCATCTTTATCACCTAACCACGCATAAGCCCGCGCCAGATAAACAAAGGCGGAAGTGTCACTGGGATAACGTTCTGTTAATTCTTCGGCGTGTTTTTTCATGGCCGACCAATCTTTCGCGCCTTCTTCGGCAACAATCAGGCGTAAGTAAGCGGTGTATTGATTAGGTGACGTGTTCAGGACTTGTTTAGCGTACACGGCTGCTTCCTGCCAGCGTTGTTGTGCAAGAAGTGGCAGTGTCACGCCTAATGC